GTTCAGCTCTATGGATTGAATACCATGCAGCTAAAGCAATATAGTTATTGAATTTGTTTTCAGTAACTAAAAGTTTTGTTGGAATAGGTGTTAACTCTATCCCATCAAGTAAAAGGTATTTTGCAAATTCTGCAATTTTTACCATACGATCAGGATTGTCTGGATTATACAGATATCCTTTGCTTAGATTGCATTCAACGTTAGCTGATGCCATCAATCGTTGATACAGAAATGGTATAACATATTCTGGATCATTTATGGTTAGTAGACCATCGTCTCCTAAACATCTATAGGCCTTGTCAGGTGGGATTTCCACTTCTGCAAGTCTCAGTGTCGTTAGCATTATAACATGATGTTCTAACGCAAAAGACGGAAACGAGCTTAAAAAGCCCTGTGGTTGCCCGTTAGAGAAAGAGAATTTAATCTCTTTTCTATTATTAATTATGACTGTTTCAGAAGTCATAATTTTCAGCCAATCGTTAGATAATTCTAAACGATTCTCATGTGAATTGAAGATTAAATCCTTCAATATCAACCACTGTAGACCGATACTGAACGTATCAGTAGCAGATGTAAGATCCATGGAGTAAATACTCCACGATCTTTCATTAGCCATAACATATTTAATATGCTGTGGCCCTTTAACTTGATCGAAGGTACAATCGGATGGTATCCTCTCAAGTACATAAGATAGGAGTTTATGATAATAATACAACCTATCTTGTTCACTATTATTCAATGGATGAATAATACGTACCTTAGGCTTCTTTTGCTTTATTGCAAGGGAAAACCTCCTCTTTGACTTACTATCAATATAGTTTTGTAAGTCAACACTGATACAATAATCCTGTTTAAAACCAGTAATTGTATCAAAATTACTTAATGGATAATTATCCTTAAAGTAATCAGGTTCAATACACGAGGCGAAAACCCCAGGTATTGTTACTCGTTTCTTACGATATACCATCGTACTACACGTACTACTCGATGATAACATTGAATTGTTATTATCGTAGAGGAAAATCCCTCGATTTCTTGATAGAGCTCGAAGGGATCTCGTCATATCTGATGCCCATAAAGGGACTTTCAGAGTTGGATCATCCAGATACGATTTTAACAATCGTACTGTTTCCTTTATCTCTTCAATTCCTTGATGGATTGATGGATCAGAAGCAGTGTTCTGATTTATATAATCAGACATGTTCGAGTATCTTGGCTCTCCGGATAACAGAGAAACAAGTTCCTTTACTTGTCGAGTCTTTTCTGACTCGCGTAGTTCAGGTTCGTTAACTATGTTATATAAACTAGTTAACACTCTACAAATGGATACAGTATGATTTACTGTAACACCATCTCCCACGTGGCGTAATACTTTTAAGGCATTATACCATGGTTTAAATGATCGAGGAGAGATTTTCTCGCTCATTACCTCTAATGATCCAACCTCTATTCTGAGGTTATCATTTTGAACGATGATATGTGTATCATATGCATCGGTCTTGTAACTCTGTATAATGTACGTTAATACAGAATTTAAGGTCCGAGTATGCCTTTTAGCGGCACTACGGAATTCATCCCGATGTTTATCTGACGATAAACGCTGGTAATGACCTGTGAAACTGTGGACACAGTTGAATAGCGAAGCTTTGATCTCAGTGATTATCTCATCTGGGACAGATTCAGTCTTTAAAATTCCGCAAAGGGAATTCACAAAATCCTTAATCTTTAGCTTGGAATTCAAGTTAAGGAACGACGTTTGATTATTACCATCAAAGGTATTTAGTCTAGTGGATACCATGAGGCATCACCTTTCATGGAAGCAAAATGCTTGGGACGACCGGCGAAGTTTAGTAGCTAATGGTCACTCATCATAC